TATGTTCATGTAGTAATAGTTTTGTTATATCATCATGTATGATTACGTCTAAGTCAAAGAATATTTTTCTATCAAACTCCTTTATCTCTGGTGCATTGAACATCTTTATCTTGCACCAAACAGGCCACCAGTTATCCCAGTCACGTTCCTCCTTATCATCCATATGGATACAAGGCATCTCAACCCCTGTTGGGTCATCAGTAAAACAAAAGAAAGGTGCGTCAGATTGTTTACGCACCATGCGTTGCAGTTTATTTACATACTCTGCATCAAACTTGTCACCTATCTTTAGGCATGTAAAACAATAATTATCTATCACCTGCTTTCCTGTTCTCAGAATAGAATTCTGCAAAATGCCCTTCAGGATATCTCTTCTCTAATTTTTTGATATTCATATCAGCAACTTCCTCAAAACTTATATTGAGTGCCATACATGCTTGAGCAACATACCACAACACATCACCAAGTTCTATCTTCAAATGCTCTAAGTTATCTTCACTAGCAGGTTTACCTTGAAAGATCATCTTCTTGACAATCTCCATAAACTCACCACCTTCGGCACTGATACCAACAGCAGCAGTAAGTAAACGTTGTATTGCTACATCACCACCTAGTTCTTGTAATCGATAGATAAATGCATCAGCATCTTGAGATGCTGTACTTGTAACTGAGTTTACAAATTGTGTATACTTATCAAAACTTGAAGTCATTAAATTTTGCTTTGGATTCCTCGGATTTATTATACTCTACTATATCTGTATCGTCAACTATATCATTTTGTGCTGACTGTTCACAATCATATAATCTCATTTTAGCACGATCAATACCAACAACAAATCTCTTGTTCATGGTAGGATCATTGTACCTATTCTTCAACTGCTTGACCATTATTTGATTAAGTCCCTCCAACTCTTCTGTACTAATAAGAGCAAACATAAGATCAGCAGTAGCAGGGAGACCAAAAGATTCAGATGTGTCAGTAAGATTAGGATCTGAACTAGCAAAACCAGACCTAGTAGTCTGCGTAGCTGAGACAATTGGTAAGTCAAATTCGACAGCGAGTCCTCTAAGTTCTTCTGCGATTGCCTTGACATAGGAATAAGAATTTACGTTAACTGCACCTCTATAACGAGATGACGAACAGATGTTTAAATAATCTACAAATATTATATCAGGTTTAAAGGATTTCTTCAAGGACAACTCATTCAACAATGCTTTAAAGTGTCCAGTATGTGCTGAAGCAGTAGGATACTCTTTAACAATCAGTTTCCCTTTCGTCTTGTCTCTAAGTTTGTCAATTTTCTTGGTGAATGTAGACTTTGGGATATCCTGTATCTCTTGGATATTAACATTAAGTAAGTTTGCATCGATTCTTTCTGCAATCTTCTCTTCTGCCATCTCAAGTGTGATGTATAAAACATTCTTTCCTTCTGTGAGAACGCTTGCAGCGACATGGCACATAAAGAGACTCTTACCCACACCTGTGCCAGCAAGAGCGATGTTAAGTGTCTTATTTGATAGTCCACCCGCAGTAATCTTATTGAACATCTCAAGATCAAAGGATGTCTTACGTTCGACTCGGTGATAATATGCAAAGCGATCTTCTGAATCATCGATGTAGTCATGTCCTATGTGATCATCAAAGGATACTGCTAATGCATCAGAAAGTATAGATGGTATAGCATCAGGTTGTTTCTTCTCATCCTGACCATCAGCAATCTTAATAGACTGCATGAGTGCCAAGTAGATAGCACGTTCCTTGCACCACTTCTCAGTAGTGTCAAGTAACCATTTGTGGTCTACCTCAGATTCTTCTAGACAATCTATAGTATCCAAGATGAGTTTATGCTCATCTTGGGATAGATCATCTCGACCTTCTATTTCAATATGGAGAACTTCTTTGGTAGGTAGTCCATCATACAACTGAACATGACCACCTATTTCTTCAAAGACTACACGATCAGTCCTTTCATCAAAGAATTCCTCTTTGATAAATGGTAGAACTTTTCTTGTATATTTCTCGTTATGAAGAAGATTCTTAAGGATTGTTAGTGGAATCCTTTCCGCCATAACTAAATTCGTTTTGTGCTATTTCATCAAGTGCTTGCATCACTTGATCATTAAAGTAGGTTTTTGGATCAGCAAGGATCTGTTTAGCATATAACTTTTTACCATCCATTTCATACCTACCTGCAACATTCTTCCACAGTCCACCAAGTTCTCCTAATTCTAGGAGACCATAGTAACGATCAAGACCACGGTGGTCATAGTATAGACGAGTCTTTATCTCACGATTCTCTTTTGTTAAACGTGATTTATGTGTCTTTGCTTTGATAACATTGCCAACGACTTCCGTTCCTTCCTTTTCCTTACCTTTGCTGAGATATATGATTGTACTGGCTGCATACTTGAGGCCGCTGCCTCCGCCCATTTCTTTAGTTGGGACATAGGATCCAATAACATCGTAAGTGTGGTTAGTAACTATTAGTGGGATGTTAGCTTGACCCAGTTTCAGAGTTAATGTTCTGAACGTAGCCTTAACTAATTGGGATTTGGTCATATCCCGTACCTGTTTATTATTTAATATGTCAGTACTTTCTTTCTCTGTGGAAAGCATCCCCAATGAGTCTAACACAAACATACAAGGTTTGCGTTCTTCTTCAGGTTTCTTACAGTATACGTCTAATGCAGCATATGCTTTGTGTCTGAATGTCTCGACAGTCGCACATTTCATTAGGAAAAATCTAGATCTATCGATCTGTCTTTCATCTAACATGTCCGTTGTGATTGCAGACTCTGAGTCAAAGTATACAATCGATGCTGTTGGGTCATGGTCAAGGAAATTCTTAACCACTGCCAATGACAGGAAGGTTTTACCTGTACTGGTCTCACCTGCTATAGCAGTAATCCTTTTCTTTGATACACCACCAAAGATACTACCACTAACTAAAGCATTTAGAACATAGGAACCTGTATCTACATACTGTTCCTCATCATTTAAAGTTTCGGCAAGAGAACTAAACTCATCACCTACAACCTTTTCAAGTTCTTTTAAAAAATCCATTAATCAGTTTCAATGTTTTTCTCTAATAAATCATGGAGACTCTCAAAGTCTCTAACATGTTGAATGTCTGTTAGTAATTTTGCTAACTGACTCACTACTAAAGGAGACTCACAACGAGCAGCACCTCTGATTGCACTACGAATGCTACCTTCAGCTTCACCTAAGTAATCGTTTGTTTGTGATGATAAAGTCATTTGTTTTTTTGTTCTAGTTTACCAGAGACCTCATAGGCATCCTTGTTACCACCGTGACCATGTGCTATTCCGAGTTCATGCATTTTAGCATGTTCGTCAATTTGATCTCTTAGGTTCTTTTTACCTGATCCAAATGTAAGGTATAGTCCATACCCCACTAATGATAGCACAATTAAACCAAAAAATAAAATAAATCCTTGATCAGGTGTGAGATTTAGGTGTGGGATGATAGCATCGGGTTGCTTCTCCCATGTACCAGGCAAATTGTAAACTGATGGTTTTGATAGAAAGATCATATGATCATACCGTATTGTTCTCGTAGAATTTTTTTGTAAGGACCGCCTGGGTTTTCTTCCCTAACTTCCTTAACTAATTTTAGTTTCAGAAATAGGGAGGTATCACCCCCTAAATGCAATGCATTAATAATCGTTCCAAGTTCTTTGTCAGTGACAGGTAAATCCATGTAAGTGAATTAGTATATTCATTGTACCATCAAACGAAAAAAGATTCAAGAGTAGCAACTTGCTCAACATTCCAACCGATAGAATCTAATATAGCTTTCATAGGCTCAAGAAAACTCTTCGTAAATTGCAGTTCGTAATCTACGTAGGGTGATAGTCCGAGTTCTTTGGGGAACTCGCTGATAAATGATATAACGTTCTCGTGTATTGGATTCGGTTTTTTTAAATACACAAACTTTATCTTTTCACCATTGTTGATGGCGTTATATTTATTATCTAAACCACGTTCCTTGATATAGTGATTGAACAATAAAGCACCACGACTATGTACTGGTGTATTCTTACCATAGATTGCTACAGGACTCTTATACTTGTCAACATTACTTACTGTACGTGGAAATGCTATGTCTGCTGGATCTAGTTTACTAAATTCTCTACGACACTTGGCAATATAATCCTGAGTCTGTTTCTCTGTACCATTAATTAACAACTTCAACCCATCTTTAATCATCTTTCTGCATGGTGCAGGGGTACTAGACTTCACTGCCTCAATACCCATCATCTTTAACTTAGGTTCGGCAAACCTAACACCTTCTATATCCCATGCAGATAAAATATATCTCTTCTTAGCAGTCCATATACCACGTTCAGCAATAGTCTCACGTTTCATAAACATCTTTTGATCATAAGCATTCACGTACGTGGCCAATTCTTCATAAGAATTCGCAATATACTTTTCAAATTCCACTTGACAGATCTTATCAAGGAACGACACAATGCCCTCAACATTCTTTTCTCTACCCTTGTATACGTTTTCCACCAAAGGACCAAGATTGAGATAGATAGAATCGGTATCAGATGCAACAACATAATCAGTCTCCTGTGTTTTAAGTATTCTATTCAAATACTGGTTCATTTTATTCTCTATCCATCTGATAGAGAACTGACCACCTAGTGTGATAGCTTCAGCGTTTGCTAGTTTGTAATACCTGAAGTAATTATTACCGATAGCACCATAAGCAGAATTAAGTTGTATCTTTTTCGCCATCTGTATGTTATTACATCTAGAAATTTCCTTCTCCAGTGCCTTAGTGGGGGTCTTCTCATAGTCTTTCTTTGCCTGAATCATTTTCTTTTTGAAGACTACTCTTTCAGAATAGATCTTCTCCATTAATTTAGGTAAAAATCCCCTTACATCCTTACGATACATAGCACCATTAGGACACACTGTAACGTCTTCAGGTAGGTCAGACATGTCTACCTCATCATTCAGTAGTTTATCCACACTAACATTCCTGTAACGTTCTTCTAGCAACGTCTCAGGTGATATGTTGTACTGCATTATAAGATGTGGATACAGTGAGTTAAGGTCAAACGACACAACCCAATCATAAATGCCAGGTATAGGAGTCTTAACGTATGCTCCAGCATACTTTTCATTCTTTATTTCTTCTTCTTTAGGTGGTATACATATATTTTTCCTCTTAAGATCATTGTAGATAATCATATCCCACATACGAACTTGGAAGAACACATCAGTAAAATTTACCTTGGCATCAAATGCCATAGTAACTGCTAGTTCTACCAGTTTCATCTTCTCTTCTAACTGGTCAACTATCTTAACGTCTTGTATGTTGTACTCAACAAACTTCTGCCAGTTACCTTTATAAAAATCTCTAAATGTATCGAACTCAGAGTGATCTAATTTCGGTGCATTGACTTCAACTTGTCCAATGTAATCGAGTCTATAGCTTTCCTGTGCCTTGTAGGTGAATTTCTTGTAGAGATCAAGGTAGTCAAGGACAGTAATGCCACCAATATCGTAGACCAAATGACTACGCCCATGAGCAAAGACTTCTTCATTTGTTACCAAACCCCAAGGGGATAATCGTTTGCATGGTTTATCTCCTAGTACTTTAGTTATTCTCTTAGCAAGATAAGGTATATCATATAACTGACAGTTCCAACCAGTAACAACTTCTGGTGGATTGGATTGCCAATACTCTAGAAACTTACTTAGTAAGTCATACTCATCCTTACATTCAATGTATGTTACATTATTATCATTATTAGTAAACTTACCTACACCAAAAGTTACAATCTTTTTTGTGGCATAGTTCTGCATAGTAATACAGAGCATCTCCTCGTCACAGTTATCAACTGAAGGAAATCCTCTTTCTGCTTGAACCTCAATATCAATAGTAACAAGATGAATGTTCTTCATCTCAAACTTTATTTCATCCTCTGGGTACTTCTCAGAGATGTATTGATAAATGTATCTGCGATTACCACTGATGTCAAATCCTTCTACGTCCTGATGGTCACGTATAAACTCACGACATTCTCTTACACCACCTGGTTCTATCTCTGCAACATACTTACCATCAAGAGTTTTCCAGTCGGTTTTTATACGACTGGGAACATATAACTTAGGAGAAAATGTCTCCCTAGTAACAAAAGATTTTCCATTCTCATATCCTCTGACTAGGAACTCATTCCCAATCATCTGGACATTGGTATAATATCTCATGCAGCAGCGTTAGCAGTCAATGCTTGGTACTTATCTAACTGTTCTTTATCTGGTTCTACAATAGTTAAGATACTATCAGAATGAATAATCAATTGCTTCTGAGTAGTAAAAGCAGGCCAAGGTCTCATAGTAAACTGCCCACTAGCATCAACTATCTCCATAGGTTGATCTAACTTACAGTCTGGTTCACCTAGTTCTGTTTGTAACTCTTCCATCCTAGCGATCAGTACCAACTGATACTCCTTCAATAATAAAATCTTGATCATTTAAGCGATAGGCTTGCTGATGTATATTGTAACACCGCCTTCCTTACTTTGTCAATGTAACCTGAGTTACGTAGTTCTTTAAACACCAAGTTCTCCATACCATACTCACCATACTTTTCAAGAGATGCTTGCCTAGCATCACGTAACCGTTTGACTGCTGCCTTAAGTCCTACACCATCTGACTGTATCATACAATCCAATTTACGTTTGATATTATTAACCTTCTTCTCAAGTTCTCTTTCGTCTAGTTCCCCTTCAAATTTCTGTGGTTTCTGAACCCATTTGTTCTTCATCAAACTATACACACCCTGTGCTTTCTTACGTTTGATACCTGGTTGTTCAATATATGGTTCTGCTGGTACTCCATAGATCTTAACATCATGGGTTAGTTCCCATAATGTCTTCTTATCCATGTAGTAATCATCCAATACTTCTGGATCACATCCAGGAATATACTTAGGATCTACTACGATATGTACATCGATGTCTGAGTGCTGAGTATAATTATACCCTGCATTACCACCCAACATTAAAACATCTTTAATTGCTCTGTTATCAAGTTCTACATATTCTGCAAATGCATTAGCAAACTTCATCAAAGCAGTCTTGATGACACCCTTGAGAGTATCACCCTTCCAGAACATAGGGTTTAATTCATCCCTAAACTTCAAAGACAGATCCTCGTTTAAAGCACGAAGATCTGCCCCACTAATATGTTTGAGTACCCTGCTGTACACGTCTAGCTCATCTTTTCTTTATTTAGAGCCAGTCTTTTCGTTGCTGATGGTCAGGGATAACTCTGTCTATGTCAATAAGAAGTAGTCCGTCTTGGAAATCTACGTTCTTAACTACTAAATCATCAGGCAATGCCCATGTTCTAGTAAATGATCTTTGTGCTAGTCCTTGGTGAACATAATCACGTCCATCACCTTCCTTGCTTCCTTCAAGGATTAGTTTACCTTCTTGTGTGTAAACTTTTAAGTCATCCTTTTTAAATCCAGCAAGTGCCACCTCTACACGGTACTCATGATTACTGAGTTTGACTGTATTGTATGGTGGATAGTTATTCTGTTGTGAAAAATGCTGATCAAAGTTTGTGAACCAGTCATCAAACCCAATCATATTTCTTCTTACCTTGTCTAGGTAAGCCTTTGTCTCAGGAACGGACAAAGTAATAGCGTTAGCTTCGTTAAACATAAGACCTCATTAAGCGTCTGAACTGTGACCCCGAAGGCATCACAATACTAATTATACCAGAAGTCTTTTATATGAAACTACGGTTAACCCTGCTCTTGAGTACGTTTCTTACCAATATTATACTTAGTTTCTAGTATCCACTCTTGCTTTTCTTTATAAGCAATAACCTTTATCTGATTAAGTGGTGCTATATCAAGCACAGAATCTGGTTCTATAAGAGTAACCAATCCCCAGTCAGATAGTAGTTGAATAATTCTATTCCTTCTCTGTATATCGTTAACACTTAAGTTTGCTTTCTTACCATCAAGGGCGAAGAGTTCCTTGAAATGGACTATGTAATACTTTCCTTGCTTATGCAAGATGTGACAAGACTGATATAACTTCTTCTCTTTCCTAGATGCAACACCTATACGAGTAAGAGTCTCACGGACTTTAAGGAAGTCGTCAGGTTCAGCAAGTCTGACCTCGACCATCTTATCAGGAGTCCAGTTGTATTCTGGCTCAGCGACATTCATTTTAATCCCCCAGTATCAAGTTTTTTATGGATATAATTCAATTGATCTTCGGTAAGTATAGACAACACTTGCTTACATTTCTCGTTACTATAACCATAATAACGTTTAACTGCATCAAGATTGTCTGCCTCATCCTTACGTATCCAAGGAGAATACCGCTTTGCAGACCTCAAAGTATTTAGTAGAAAGTCGTATTGTAACTTCTTATCTAAGTGATGGTTTATGTTTAACTCATTAACGTATACTATTGCATCAAGATGTCCAGCAAGACATCTATTAACAATATATGCTGGATATTTTTTTTCTAATTCTGGTTCTTCATCTATAAGATTCTTCTTATTGAAGTTGATTGAATTAAGCCAGTCTTTTAATTCCAATGTCTTATGACCCCTGCAATAATAAAACAGTTAGTGATGAGATAAGAAATGAAAATAATACTACGTACGATAACAATGTGGTTGTCGTAGCGTCTAGTCTTTTCATCATCGAAGCTACCCAGTGCATACTTCCATATTCTCCATAACTTTTTCATTATAGCATATTATATACTCCACCACTGCCCACGAGCATGTAGTGTCTCACCTCCACCATCTTTTTCAATCTTCCTTAACTCTTTCTCAAGTTCAAACTTTTCACGTGCCTCTTCATTCCTGTAATTATATTCATCAAGGGTTTCATTCAATGTAGTCTGATCACCAAATCCCCTTCTTCTATACTTATTACCAGAATTTAATCTAACAGTTCCATCAGATCCTATTAAATGCTCTTTAGCTGGATGAGGCCAGTAATCTTCCATTTCACCTTCACGGTATAGATCCAAGGTAACACAATGCAACCCACCATCATGGAAATGTCTATGTCTAAATGGAACTAAGGTAGGTTCTATCTTATGCTTCTTAAAGAAACTCTTTGCTTTATCAGTCAGACCAGATACTAATATATTATCACCATCTAAGGACATACAATTAACATCAAAGTCAGTTTCAACAGTGAACCCAACAAACTCACTAAGGTAGTTGTCAACATAATCAATAAACTGCTTATTAATTTCACCATCAACATACCACCTACCACCTATAGCACCACGCCACTTATAAAATTGTTTAATGATATCAGTATGTTTTCCTGTATTGAATAATTCACAAACGTCCCAACCAGGATAAGTACCCACATATTTTGCTGGTGGGAAAATAGATATAATAACACCTTGCTTTATAGGTCGATAGCATCCATCAGCATGACCACCTATGTTGATAAGATTATACCTTGGTTCATATCCCCAATCAATTTCTTGGAATTTCTCTTGATCAAATAATGCACCCTCAACAATCATATCCTTTCCGACTATTGATATACAAGGTGCTTTAATCATATGTACCATAGACTGTCTAGCATACTTTCTAAAGTATTCTACTTCCATCTGAGTCATAGGATCTTTCTTAGATATATCAGCAGTGTGTATATCTTCAAAAGAAGGCCAGTCTTTAGTCTTTCTAGTATTGTAATACTGCCTATAAAGTTTATCTTTCTTTTCGTCAGCAAATGAATCTAGTTCCCAGTCAAGTATAACTTGATCCTCTTTGTTATATTCATCTACTAGATCAAACAATGCAGCATGATCTCCATGAGTTATGTGTAACTTACCATTAATAACCAAAGCAAAATCCCTTGGTTGTAAAGGTGCTCTAGGCACAGTCCTTACACGACCAAAGGGATTAATATTATTAACCATACCATCCTGTAGGTATCTTTCTATTCTATCATTAGGATCTAGGTATGGTCTTATAACACGTACACCAGCACTTTCTAGTACTGACTTATAATTTAATAAATCTTCTTCAGTTTCTTCTGCAATTCTTTGTAGGTTTGATCTTATAAGGTCATTCTCTACGTTCTCAAAGAATTCAGGAGAATAAAACTTACCAAGTATAGTTGTTTTTAATTTATGAAAAGGAGCCCAGTAGTTATACTTGTTCATCTGTCAAGAATACGTTGTTTAAGTTCAGGTGACCAATGATAATAGTAATCAGTATCTTCTAATAACTTTCTTGAATTTACAAGATGCTTCCTGTCTTGAACAATAAGCATAGTATAACCAGAGTTTACTGTCACACCATCAAATTCTTCTACGAGGTCGGGGTGTTCCTCTAAGAAGACTAGGTGTGGGTATTTATCATTGAAGTAACGTGCTTTTTCTACAAGTTGATCTGACGATATATCTTCCATCATAAAGATCATAACGTCCTGTAGTATATCTAAATGTTCCTCAACATCATCCCAAGATATAAAATCTAGAACATCAATACCACCCTCATCCCAAGATTTCTTAGCAAATGGACATGGTGGTAGATCACCAAAGACCCTACTGGGTTGGCTCAATACTTCATAGATCCATTTACCAACCTTACCTACACTATCCACGTATTAAATTCCAAATGGTTTTGAATACATTACCTTCAAACTCTTGAAACATATACATGTTTAATCTGAAAGCATAGTTTGCCTCAACTATTATAGCATTCTTTTCAGATTCTGTTAGATCTATACTATTCAATACTGATCTATACCTTTCTTTAAATGCTTTATTATCATCTATTTTATCAAACTCATAGAAAGCAAGTCCTTCATTTTCTAACTTCAATGACTTCTTTGCAATACCTTTAAGTATCTGACCACCAGATAGATCACCTAAGTATCTTGTGTAATGATGTCCTAGCAATAAGTATGGACTGTCCTTAGATACTTCCCTGATACGTTGAATATATCTTTCTGTTGCATCAGTAAGTGCAACTCTATTAGCCCAATCTGGACCTATAAAATATTTTAAATCTTTTACAATAGATGGAACCCTTTTAAGTTCTTCAAAATTTATAGAACCAACTTTAGGATTTTTATTATGAACTCCTACTTCTTCTTCTAATGCTCTGTATATGTAATAGAAATTAGAAAGTAGAACCACATAGTTATACTCACTAAGAGTACCTCTAAGAAATCCTTTCACAAAAGATGTGTTCTCTGCCAGAGAATGTGATTTCTTTGTTCCTTCTTTTAACTCTTGTGCCAGCATTACTTCTTCCTCAAAGGTACTTCGATTGTCCATGCAGATGATTCTAGTTTAACCATTTTAAAATTCTTTTTAAATTCTTGTTCCCTTGTTACCTCAATGGTTTCAATAGTTCTTTCACCGTAGTGTGTATCTGCTTCATCAAGATACTCAAAGATAGCACTGTCTACCATACCATACAAAGCATCCCATGTTAACTTTGATGGAAGACTTGAAGACAAGCAATCTATATCTTTTTCACTAAGGTTTGTACTAACTTTACTACTTCTAAACAAGTAGTTAGATCTAGTTTGTACAAGTTCATTGAGATTAATTCTAATCTCAGCATCATGATAAATTGCCATTAGATTCCTTGGTCTTTTTGTTCCTGTAAAAATTCCTTTAAAGATGATTGACAGTTGGGTGGTTCAACATCTTTGTATCCATTTCTTCTCTTCCATTCACTATACATTGCTCCCAGTATCCATGATTGGGAAAGACTTTTAGGTCCATTCTTAAGCAAATCTGCTTTGAACCCTGTATAATATGGCAGTGATTGTTCACGCCATTTACTATCATCCCAAAGTTTTTCGGCAGTCATAGTTCAGTAGTAGTAACTCTTTACGTTCCCTTTGATCCTTACCGTAAGATGCGGTAGATCTCATAGTATATGTATGGTCATACTCTACCACATTCCACTCAGAAAATCTATCCTTTATCAATTGGTCACAATTATAAGAGATTAACATTGGAGACTTATACTCATCACAGTCCTTTGCAAACTGGTCATGGTCAAATCCTTTATGCATATCACCTTTCTTACCATATAGATTATCTTTGATATCATATGGTGGATCCATGTAAACAAAATGACCTTTACTATCCCAGTCATTACATAACAACCTTTCGTAAGATTGATTTGTTATGATCCAGTCTTTAATTAATTCTGAGTATCCTGGCAACTTTTCAATTCCTCGCATTGAGAAATTGGATTCTGAGGCTTGAGCACTGAAGGAACTAGATTCCGTAAGTCCAGAAAATGAGCACTTGTTAACGATATAAAAACTAACGGCCCGAGAACTCTTCCCACTGTTAGTATGATTAAGACATTCCTTACACTCAGCAAACAATTGCTTCGCTCTGTCGGGAGTGTCGTATCGTTTTTTGAGTCCCGTAAGTTCTTTCGTAATCTCGTCAGGTCTTTTCTGAAGTTGTTGCCAAAAGTTCGTAAGCGGTGTGTAAAGATCATTAACCCAAATAGTTAAGTGTGGAAAAGCTTTAGTGACATACAAAGAAACAGAACCACCCCCTAGGAACGGTTCTCTAAACTCTTTACATTCCTTTAAGTTAGGAAAGCAAGGACTGATCTTTGTAATTGCACGTGACTTACCACCTGGATATCTAAGTGGAGTTTTTAATGCCTTCATTAATAGAAATTAGGTCCAGAGTCTTCAGTTATTTCAACTATGATACTGTCTACAATACGATCAAAAGATCTTGACATCTGACGGTATCCAGTTCCTACGTATAGTTGTCCAGCAAACACTGATAGTGCAGCGACTGTCCAGAACTGATAGTAGAATCTACTTTTCTTTTGCCTAGGCATAGAGATCTTCAGTTCTTCAACTGAGTCTTTGATCTCACGATTGGTGACCGTTGCTTTTTTTGCAGGTCGTGATGATTTAGTCATTTGAATTCACAGTTACACATTAGTTCAGTCAACGCTGCCATTAGGTTTATTTCCTGATCAGCAACGAAAGCAGTTTGATATTGGTATCTTGCGATAACCAAAACTGCCTCTGGAATAGACTTTGGTTTTAATGTTTCATACATTATATCATAGATGTTCCGTAATATCACGTTAGGGTCATTGTCCAGATTCTGAACAACCCACTTACGTACATTACCAAACTCCTTTCTTTGTAGAAACCCTACAAGTTCAGTGGTATTAGTATTACTGAATACTGTAAGTATACCAGTATCAATAGATCCTGATGCACTATACCTCTGACACTCATTAAGCACTCTTCGCCAATCTGGGAAGTGCTTTTGGATTAACTCTACTAATACTTTTTTATCAGCAGTTATTCCTTCCTTATCTAGTATCTCAACTAACCTATTAAAAAAGGTAGCAGCAATCCTTTGCTTCTCTTTCTTACCTATACTGAAATCAACTACAGCACATCTAGAATGTAGTGGTTCTATAATTTTATTTTTATAATTACATGTAAAAATAAATCTACAGTTATTGTAGAATGCTTCAATGTTTGCCCTAAGAAGCAACTGAACATCATGGGTGGTGTTGTCTGCCTCGTCAATGATGATAACCTTATGGTTTCCACCACCAGTAAGGGAGACTGTAGATGCAAAGTTCTTTGCTTGATTTCTAACAGTGTCTAAAAAACGTCCTTCATCAGATCCATTAATGACATAGTAATCTGCTCCTAGTTGATGACACAACGCTTTAGCAACAGTAGTCTTACCAATACCTGGTGGTCCTGAAAGAAGAAGATTAGGCAATTCTCCTTTAGATATAAAGGCAGATAGAGTCTTCTTTATATCATTTGGGAGGATACAGTCTTCAATTGTCTTGGGTCTATATTTTTCAACCCATAAAAAATCATCCTTCATAAACAGAATCAGGCTCTAGTGCAATGAAATAAGTTAGTTTGTAGTCAGAATTATAAAACTTAGCAAGTTTTCTTTCTGATATGTTTACTTCATAAGTACCATTAATCAATTTAAGATTCTCAATCTTAAAGTTGAAACTAAATTCTTTATCAGTTTGACCTACAACAATACTATAGTCATTAGATGTATCGTTCTTTCTGTCATTAACTACCAACTTAACTACACCTTCACCACCTACTACTGCTAGATCTGGTAGGTGTAAAATTGCTGAAGACTTAAGAATCTTAGTTAATGTATCCCTATCCAGTGAAAAAGAAACTTCTTCACTAGGGAGTTTCATTTCCTTTTCAGGTGGTGCAATAATTACACTAGGATCTGAAAAGAAATACTTTGAACGATTAGCATTACCTTCCCTGATAGATGCATAAGATTCATTAGTCTTAACATCTATATCTGGATCAGAATATAGACCAACAGTATTCAAGAACTGTGGAAGATCGTAGATTGCAAAATCCTTTGGTATATACTCCTCAATCTCTGCCTGTGCAAGAACATTCTGCATAGGAGAAATAGTCCTTAGTTGCCTACCTTCTTTGAAACTAAGAGACTGATTTATGCTCGTGAAGTTTGCTAGAATTTCGGTTGTCTTTTTTGAAATTTTCATCATGTAAGTCAGCAAAATGGTATAAGAGGATGCAATAATGAATTGCTTTTAAAACGTCATCTGGGTTCTTGCCATTCTTAGCACCGAACCTAGAAAGGTACTTGATAGCATTACACTTGGTAAATGACTCAGCATCACCTAGTGATTCTATCAGATCTAATGTCTGTGTCTTACCTTGAGCATAGTGTGCTTCATAGGTTTTGGCAATGTACTCCTGAATTAATGTCAGGGTACTCAACTCACGATACTTCCAAACCATTATCAATAATATGTTCGTTTATATTATAGCACATACTATTCCTGAACGATACCCCATGAAGAGCAAATATATTTTGTCTGCCCTAGTGGTGGGTTACCCCTATGTGCATGAGTGAAACCAGCAGGGAAGATAATGAGTCTACCTGCCCTTGCTTCTATCCTTTTACCTATGTACAAGAATTCTGTTTCACCACCTTCTTCTATATCATTAAGGTATAACTGAACTACAAATGCTCTGGTAGCATACACAAAATTATTTGCTTCGTAATGCCAAGAATGGAAGCCACCACCGTCAGGTATCTTCTTAACCTTAACATCATATATTAAAAACCTTTGTCTTGATAGTACCGAGTATTCATTAAGGTAGGAATCAACATACTGCTGAATACAAGGAAGGAACTTCGCCCCAAAGGGGGAAGTCCCTAACAAGTTATGATAAAACAGACCTACTGCTTGGTGGTCTGTGTCATGTTTTTTTTCTTTGTCTTGGAATAATAAATGATTCTCTTGGAGAGACTCAATATATTCAATCATATCTACGCATTGGTCAGGTGTAAATGCATTATCATAAACACCTATAAAGTCTTTCATCAAAAGTTCCAAAGGAGGTCAGGAGTTGCCATGGGATCTCCCACTGGCATAGATGGCCTCATTATAACAACAAAGATGAAATATGACAAGAACCAAACGAAATTTAATATGACGTTTTGTCTGTAAAGAAACTTACGTATCCTCATTGCTGTGAATATAGCAGCATCAGATCCTTTCCTTCTGATTACTTGCTCTACTACAACTGATACTATAAGTGCGATGACTAAGGGTAAAAACCAAAAGTCTAAAAAATTTAATAAAAAGTAAATCAGACTATTCATTGAAATGCAATGTTTACAATCTCAGGATGTGTTGCGAAAAAGGTTAATCCAATTAAGAATACAATTTGAGGCATGACTAGGTAAAAATACTCTACAAGTATATAGGTATTAATACTCTATGTCAAGCCCCAGTGTATGATGGAACCATTATACCACCGTCTCTGTCATCGTCATCATCATCGTTCGCTACACGAAGAAGTAGTTCAACTGTCACTAGCAATGCTACTGGATAAAAACACCATGCAACTGCTTTCCATATTGGGAACGTGTCTACTACTAGATCTGGCATTGATTGATTAGATTTTTTGTACGAGTTATTATTTATTAGGTAATTATACTGACTAACGAACCTGCTGTAGCAGAAACCGCCAACCAAGGTAAATTGATTACCACGAACAGTTTAACTAGATCAGTTCGCTTGATCGTAAATAACCTACAGGACATTATACAAAACCTGGTATAATTTGACCTGTTAATGAGTAGGACATGATTAGTGCTCCACAACCAACGATTGCGAAAATACCATTCCATTTCTCAGCGATAGAGAAGTCTACCTTCTCTTCTGTTTTTGTTGTTGAATTTGTCATTAGATAATACCAGGAATAAGGTTGCCAGTTGTTAGGTAAGTGCCACATAGGACTAGGAATCCTACCATTGCTGCTCTGCCGTTTGCTCTGAGGAAAATTTGTTTGTTTGTCATTAGAATATACCTGGAATGATTTGACCTGTGGTTGCATAAGCACCTAGTGCTGCTACGATGCCTAGCATCGCCATCCAACCGTT